ATTTCATTACCAAATATTTCTCTTGGATGAATAATATTAAATGTAACCATTTCAGTATTGTTATCAATACCCTTTAGTTCCATGTCTATTTCTTTATATACTTTACCTTTGAATTTAAGACCATGTGCAGTTACAAGTTTCTGAACTTTACCTTGAGAAACTGCTTGTTTTGCTCTTGCTTCTCCATACATCTGTTTAAACTTTTGTGTATGTTTGGATGGTTTAGTTGTTGCAGATGCATCGCCAGGAGCAGGGCCTTTCTTCTTTTTATCAAAGTGTCTTGCACGAGCCTGTTTAGTAGACTTTGACATAGTATCGCCTTCGGTATCTTTTGCATAATACTTTGCTGGTTGTGTGCCTTCTCTATCTTTAATCTGTTTATCTTGTTTGACTTCTCTAAGTCTAGGCTCTCTACGATTAACAGATGGGTCTTCATTTTTAAGATTACTTGGATCGTTGTTCATAGGATTATTATCTTTATGTCCTACATCTAAACCCTTTACTACCTTATCACCCATAATCCTACGAGCTTTGTTTCTAGAAGAACGTCTTGCAATCTGTTCTGGAGTTCCTTGATAGTTTGCATACTCTTTCTTGTAATCTCTTTCTACAATATCATATAACCAAGCTTTATGTACTTTGTTTTCTTCGTCTACAAATGATAAGTAGTTTGTACCTTTACGAATAACTTTACCCTGTGCACCATTGGTTTCTACAATATCTCCTACATTCCAAATTTTTCCAGTAAGATATAAATCTCGTAGAGATTCAAAATCAGTCATCTCACCCATGTCTCGTTCCTCACGAATACCCATGTATTTACGAACATCATTATATAATTTTAGTGCATCTTTAAAACCAGATGGAACACCCATTTTAAATGAATCAAAATCTCCTGTTGTGGCAGCTGCTCTCATTTTAGACGCAGACATACCCTCAACACCCTCAGCATCTGGGTCTCGCTCTCCTGCAGAGATAACTCTAATATCGTCAAACCCATAATAACCATGTCTTGCCTCAACACCATTATATCTATCTAATAGTGTTTGAAATTCTTTTACTCTATCTGAACCAACAACCATATTGATTGCGTGAAAACCCTCTTTGTATAATTTTACTGCAATCTCAATAGCAGTTCTTGCATTCTTATCTGCTTTAATATTTTTAGCATATCGTGGAAACATCTTTCTCATGTATGCTACTTTAAGTGCAAATGGAAGTGGGTCTTTCTTAGGATTATTTGATTGAGATGGATAGATACGAAATGGCATAGAACCAGCAACTGATGCTACTTTCTTTATAAGTTTTTCATGCCCTGTTGTTGGCGGATTAAATCTACCAAAAGTGAATACAATAGTTCCAGTTGCTTCCGTAATAATATCAGAAAATTTACGCATCATCAGTATCCCTTGCATCTTTTACTTTTTGTATCTCTTTTGCCTTTACAGTTTTTACAGCCTTCAAAGCTATTTTACTGATTGTAGCACCATACTTTTGAGAAACAATAGCATCTATCTTTATTTTTTGTGCCATAGGCATACTTTTATATTTTGGATAATATTTATCAAGGATTTTTTGTTTAGCTAATTTTTGTGCCTTAACTCGTATTTTATCTGGAGATGCTACTCTAAACTTAGACCTCTCTACTTTCTTTTTGAAAGCAGAAGATTGTGCCATCTTCTTCATACGAAGAGCCATCTTTTTTCTTTGTGCAAGATTTACTTTTTTTAACTCATCTAAATTAGAATATAATTCTTTAAATGTTATCATTTATCCCATGCCTTTACAGCAGTGAAGTTGTTAAAAGAGAACTCCATTCTGTCCACCAGTTTAACAGCACCACCACTTACTCTATCAATCGCAACATAACCCTCTGGGTTAGTTACTTTAAATCCATTTGCGGTCTTGATGAACGTATCTGTCAATCCCTTAACACTATTTAGTTTATTTACAATTTGTGACTTTGCATCAACTAACAAGTTTTGAAATGTAATAATCTGTACAAGATTGTTAGTGTGTTTTCTAACTTCTCTCACATATTCTTTTTGAATATTTGTGTATTTCTCTTTACCTTTTACACTTTTAGCTTTGTCAACTTGTTTTTGAATTGACATTTCAACCCACTTTTCATACCCCTTCGCATGCGCTTTTGGATTAGTAATCTTCTGGCCAGCACGAACTTTACTGTTATTATAGGTTGAAAGTTTAGCTCCTACTATAGCGCCAGTCATGCTTTGTTGTAGGTTTATAAACTTCTTTAATATTGGCCCATTAATTTTTTGAAATGTTTTACCTGTTTGTGAAAGAATATTAGTAACACTTTCTGTTTCTTTTACGTTAAATGTTGCAGTACCAGATGCATCTTTATATGTTGCATCATCCATCCATACACTTGGAATTTTCTTTAATCCAGATATATCAACACCAAAAGATGCAGTCATATCTTCTAGTTTACTTCCAGAATATGTTGTGTGCCATACAATACCAACTTTTGCTTTACTTACAGCCCTACCAAGATCACTATCAACAGGCACAGCGTAGACAATAGTATTAGGTTGGAAAGTGTAGTACTTAGTACCCTCGATTGTGGTTGTCTCCACATCATTTGTGAACATAAGGTCGCCTTGTATAACGGACTTGATGCCGAGTTTTGAAAACTCTGCAAGTGCGACTTTGAATTTTTCGACAAGTGCTCCTTTGAGGTCATCATCAATCTCCTTATCTGTTTTATACAGTTTGGGATTTATATTGAATACAGACTTCTTTGCAACAAAAAACTTACCATCACTTGGATCAATACCAGCAAAGATGGCAGGTGCACCATCCCATTTGACTGTCATGTTGATTGATGAACGAGCATTACCAGCTAACATATCTCTAAGAGAACGTAGAAAGTTTATTGCAGCTCTTCCACCATCAACCCCATAGTTAATTATTTCATCTTCTAGATGTTCTAGGTGTAAATTCTTACCACCCTTATCTTCATTTAATTCTAAAAAACTAATCATCTTTTTAACAACTCTTTAAATTCCTTTGTAGGTGTAGCTAGAAAGTTTGGTGCAGCTCTAAAGTTACCCTTATATCTTAATGTTATATCACTAATTGGTGTATTACCAACAAATAACTGAAAAAATAATTGTGCTGCAGTAGCACCCCTTTCATAAGCTTGTGTCCTTTTAGGGTCAAGTATCATTCTTACTTTACCAGAAGTAAATAATTTGTCAAGGGCTCCAACCATAGTATCTACACTTTTATATTCACCAGTTTCTACTATTGGGCCTTTTACAAGATATCTTCCTATTCCAGTAACTAGAGCAAAATCAAAGTTTAACTTTTTCAAATCTTGTAAATCCATCTTAAAAATAAGTTGGAGTAATTGTTCACCAAACAAATCAGAGTTTTTAACAACCACATCAGCTAGTGGTTTGAACCAACTTCTACTCTTTTTTAATTGGTGGTTTACTAGTTCATTTGGTATTTTCTGTACAAAGTTTTTCCAGTTACTAGTGTTAATACCCTTAGCGTTATTACCTAACTCTTTTATCATTGAACTATCTAACCACTCATTTCCATCTTTATCAACTGCTCGTTTTGCAGGTTTAGTAAAATTTTTAGTATCTGTTTTCTGAAACCTCCAAGCTGTCCTAATTAAACGAACATAAAACTCTCCTGCAGCATCATCTAGTTCTTTACGAACTACATCAAATTCTGAACCTTTAATCATAGTCGAGAACCCTTTATTTATTAGTGTAGGGTCTGCTGTTGTTGCTGATAGTTTTTTCTTTAGAGAAACACCTAAAAACTTATTACCTTTTTGTGTAATGAAATCTGATGCATTAAAGTCCTGCATTCCATATTTTGTAATTTGAAATTGTTTTACTGCATCATCCCAAGATTTTCCAGTAAGATAAACTTTATCAGCACCACCACCATATTCTTTAATTATTATCTCTGCAGCAGAAATAGCTTGACATAAATTACCATAATCTTTTTCTAATGCCTCAACCTCAAGTGCAGTAAATCCAATAATTTTACCAGACTTAGTAATCTCCTTTACTTGTTCTATTAATGCGTCAAGTTCTTCTATAGTAACTACTTTTGGTATTTTTGGTAAAGTACATAAAGCTGCAGTCATTAATTCATTTGGATCTGCTTTGGCACCCCCACCTCTTTTACCATCAGGCCTCGTCTGAACATAAATATCTTTGTCCATATCTTTATGTCTAAAAACAAAATCTTTTTTAGCTCGCGATGAGGAGGCTTGTTTTAATTCTAGTGATGAGTCTTTTCCTACAATATCTTTAGCCATAGTTGTAAAAGCTATTCTTTTACTATCGTCTAGTACAACTTGGATACCTAATCTTTTTCCAGTTGTTTTACCACTTCTAGTATCTTTACTAATCTCACCATCTATAGAACTAATGCTATCATCAATTTCTGCAACAAGTTCTACTGCAAATTGATGTTCATCAGAACCATCATAGTCTTTAGCTTCTACAAGTTTATAGTAATGAGTTACTTTTTCTAGAGGATTATAATGCGAAAGCATGCGAGGTTTTAATTGATTAACGTATCTTTGCATCAACATCTCCATTTAGATATAGTTATGTATTATTTATACTTTAAAATCTTTTATGGCAGCGAACTTATCATACTTTCCACCAAAGTCAGTCTTGTCAAAAACTGGTTCATCTTGGCCAC